ACATACGCTCACCAACAAAGGTGAGGATGCCGCCGAATAACGAAGCGATGGTCATACCCATCCAGAACCCACCCTTGCTTTGATTAGCCAATGCCAGCAGCTTCTTTATGTCAGCGTCCATGCTATCCACCTTCTTACTGAGGGTGTCAACAGTGCTGATCAGCTTGCCATATTCGACAGGATCTATATGTTCCATTTGTACTACTACCTACACAGACGCTTATGCGTTCCAAGGTGTACCAGTAGCAATCACAGGGTTCTTCTGCAACTCAATGTTTGCAGCCAGAGCAGCGTCAACAGCAGCCACGCCTTCAGCACCGAGAGAGCCTTTAACCCACTCAATGACAGCAGCTTCTGTCAGGTCTGCATAAGGCACATAGTTGATACCGTCTTCTTTGGTGAAGCTGGCTGTGCTGTATGTCGAGGCAGAGAAGTCGCCATCAACTTGTGATGCATTCCAGTGCACTACGTTGACGAAACCGTCAGTAGTGTGGCGGTCCATTTGAGAGATTTTGAATGTGGTGGTCATGGTGGTTCCTTTCGGTGGTTAATTAGGGGTGTGATGCTTTGTAGGCATCAAATTCTGCTTTGAGTTCCTGAATGGCCGCTGTCAACGTACCGACCAAGAAGCTCACATCAATGCCTTGGTACTGAGGCTTGCCATCAGCATCAACAGCGTCTTTCTCGCCTGTCACAGCAGCAGGGCAGACTTCGGCCAGCTCGTGAGCAATGAAACCTTCACCAGAAGAGCCGTCAGCCTTCCATGTGTATGTCACAGGCTTGAGAGCAGCGACCTTTGCCAGAGCACCAGTCATGGGCTGGATGTTTTCTTTCAGGCGGTAGTCGGATGAGGTAACGTAAGAAGTGGTTGTTCCTGTTGATGTGATTGCGCCTACGTTTGTGCCGTTGTATATCCAATACCCGAAATAGGAAGTACCAGAGGTCTGAGTTGTTTGCGCTTGGAAACAGTCTCTTTGCCCTTTAGCAACAATACCCGGATTTGTGCTTGTTGCTTGGACGCTAATTTTTCCACTGGAAATTACACTCGTAGTCCCCACCAGCAAGTTACCAAGTGCATCAACACCCGCCAAAAAATTAGCACCAGCACTAACATTGCCAGAAGCAATGCGTTGTGAATTGTTATACCACCGCTGTACCCAGTTGCCCGCCACACCGTTCCAGTGACCAACATCTAACGCAGAACCACCAGTTGCCGCACTCACGGCTTGCAATGCGCCATTAGTAGCGGCACCGGCGTTTGATTGAACAAAACGACCTACAGTAGTTGTTGCCGTTGTCTCTTCAAATGCTGTAAATTTTCCGCCAGATGAAGTAGTCCCCACCAGCAAATTCCCACTCGCATCCAGCGTCATCGCCTGAGTGAAGGTGATAGCGTTACCTGCTGTGCCGGAGGGGGCGGTGTACCAGATATGTTGACCGTTCAACTGCGTGTATTCGGTTGCAAAACTGGAAGCGATGTATTTGCGTGCAGAGCCGTCAAAGAAGTAGTTGTACCCAAGGTACGCCGCTGCACTGGTTGCCCAGAATGATGCGTTGCGGTTTTGCAGGGCTGTACTTGTAGACCCCCAAGCACTCGGAGTAACTCCCAAGCCGAGGTTGCCGGAGGCATCAACAGACAGCCTTTCGATCCAAGACCCGCCGCCGTAGTTCCAAACACCAAATCGACCTTGCGTGACTTGCAGCGTAGTGGTGTTGTTTGTCGTTCCATCAGAAAACGTGATGTTCGGGCCAGTTTGAATTGCTGTTCCAGAAGATGAACGAGTGATTTGAATATCAGGCGTCTGGTTTGCCGAACTGTAACCGCCGATAGTCAGGCGAGTATTGGGCGAACTCGTCCCAATACCCAGATTGCCGGAGGCGTCAAGGCGCATGCGTTCGGTGTTATTCGTACCAAAACGCAATGCGGCGTTGTAGAAGTTGTTTAGGTATACGTTGTCGGTTGTGCTATCTGTAACGATTTGAAATCCATTGGCGTTTGCCGCCGCCGAACGAACAAGCACGGCAGTAACACTCGCGCCAGTTCCAGCCGCCAGATCAAGTTTTGCGCCGGGGGAAGTAACACCAATACCCAGACCTGTTGTCGTCAGGCGCATCTGTTCTGCGTTGTTGGTGGCAAAAACAAGAGGGCCGTTGGAGTAATTCCAGACATACGCATCAGTGGTTGCGCCAATCTGAAGTTGAAAACCGGAAGTTCCCGTAGTGCCTGTGGCGCTGTTGTTGAGGCTCACGGAGGTTCCTGAAGCCCCATAAGCCATAAGTTTTGCGCCCGGCGAACTCGTCCCAATACCCACGTTGCCTGCGGCGTCGATACGCATCCGTTCGGTGTTGCCAGTAGTTAAGTTGGCAGTCAAAAACGTGATGTAGCCAGTCCCGTTATTTGTACCCAAAGACGCTCTGTATGCTTGGTCACCGTTTGCAATAATTTGAAAGTTGTTACCGTTTTGGTTTACTTGTGCGTAGTAGCCTGTAGTGCTTGTACCACCCAACTGAATAACCCCAGCACTTGTGTTGTCCGCAACATGTAGTCTTGTTGCTGGCGAACTCGTCCCAATACCCACGTTGCCTGCGTTGGTGATGCGGAGGCGTTCGGTCAGTGTTGCATCAGTAGTAGCATTGCGAGTTGAAAACGCCAACGCTCCGATGGTGTTGTTTGCGCCATCACCTAAAAGACCCTTAATTGCGGCAAACGCGCCTTGGCTTGCGCCAAACATAACTGCGCCGCCGCTACCAGCAGCGGCACCAGAATCCCGAACGTAGAGCGTGCCGCCCAACGATGAAGATGTGGACATGGCGGCAGTTGTTTGGCCTGCACCAACAACGCCCAATTGCGCTACTGGTGTGGTTGTGCCTACACCCACCTCTCCCGTAGCAGTGATACGCATGCGCTCTGCGGTGGCAGTGTAAAGTGCTACAGTGCCGCCAGTGCCGGATATCTGACCGATTAAAAGCGAAGAGTTATTCACTGATGTAAACAACCGAGCAGTGGTAGCGCTCGAAACGTCAAAGGTTGCAACGTCACCAGTATTGGTGGGGTTTTGCAGGCTTATCTGACCGCCCTCCCCACCAAATGCTCGGGAAGTAAAACCCGCGCCAGCAATTGGTCCAGCGGTGTTGGTAAGACTCGTCCCATCAAACGTCAGCGCACTCCCCGTGGTCAGGACTTTGGAGCCGTCGAGGTAGGCCACGCCGTTGGCTGTGCCGCCGGACATGACTGGGTTGGCAGTGAGAGTGGCAACACCTGTAACACCCAATGTGCCAGCAATAGAAGCGTTACCAGCCAAATACAGGTCTTTGAATTTCAGCGAAGAGCTACCAATGTCAACAGTGTTGGTAGTCTTTGGAAGTACAGTGGATGCACTAACGACAATATCCTGTGTCGGACCCAGCACCGAAATGGGCGCACCTTCACCAGTGGTGCCGTCATGGTTGTGACCCGTACTGGCATTAAAGGCTGCTTGAATGCCATCAAATTCGTTGTCGAGGTCAGCTGCACTAATGACGTTACCGTCAGCAATGTTGTTACTTGTATCGACTCGTACATATCCTGTCATAATAGTTCCTGTCTAGTGTGTGTAGTTATAACCGAAACATCAAAGCTGTAAAGCTTTAACGCCTGTCATGTGTTGCAAATTCCAAAGTTGCTGCGTCCAAACTGAACGGAGGGTTTTGACCATCCGACACAAACTGCAGCGACACGCTAAAAGCCGACCCAATCACTTGAGTCTCAAACTGCTTTACCAACTTACTTCCAAACACTGTAGTGCCATATCGAGCACCAGAGCTACCATAGAAACCTACAGTGCCTGCTTCGTTAGACAACTCAATAGTGTCAGGCTGAATGCTGCCTTGTGTGTCAAAGTCAAGCTTCAAGTTGACAGAGGTGGTGACACCCCCTTGAGGGTCTGTGTAGAGGAATAGTTTGTAGAACGTTTTACGAATACGTGGATCATTGATTGAAACAAAAGGTGTAGCAAATGAAGCAATGATGTTTGTTCCGTCAAAGCTGTTACCATTTTCCATCTGATAGACGTAGCCATCATCATGAGCAAACACCAACGTCTCTGTTTGGTTTTCATAGTCACCATCAGCGACATAAGCTTTAATGCCCAGTGTCTCAGCCCACGACATAGTGCTGGTGTTGTCACCAACCATTTGAGTACCAAGAACACCTTTAGCGTTAGCCGTAGAAGTTCCTGTAGCGTTGTAACCAAAGATGCGGTATTGCGACTTCTGCTTAATAACACAGCTGGCGAAGCTACTACTAGAAGCAATGAGACTGGTCATCTCGTTCTGAATAGGCTTAGACACTACACCCAAGTTGAAGTCACCAACACGGTCTGTAGCGCTAAACAAACGCAAACCTTCAGGACCAAGGAAGATGACATCGCCACCAATTTCCTGAATAGTATCAGGAGCAACACAGCCAACATTCTTTGTCACAGGCTGCAACACGAAGTCCTGCAAAGTGTTACCGACAAGTTGATTGATGGTTTTGTCTGTGAAGATGATGAGAGCTTCACGGAAAGGGATGATACCTGTGATGAGTCCACCAACGTTAATGACACCAGAGCCGTTAGCAGCACTGAAGTCAGAGTCAGTATAAGGTGACGTAAATGTCAAAGTTTCGCCTTTAGCGAAGAACATTTGATTTTTATGGTAAGCAACAAAGCTTGCAGCAACCACATCAGCCGGGGCAGCTGTAAGCTCAGTGAAGGTTGTACCGTCCCAACTGAATGGTGTGTTAGTACCATCAACAGCCATAACCTTATCTGTACCAGCCAATCTATACTTTGAAAAGCGTAGTTTGAGGCCAGCGCTTCTATCACACGACAACATAGTGATGGCTGCATTATCTGCAGGACTAGATGCCAACGAAGGATATATGGACAACGCAGCAGCACCAGATGTAACTGTGGCGGGTGCAATCAATGTATACACCTTCTCAACACCAGCGATGGAGAAGGTGTCACCAACCTGTGGTGTACCTGTCAAACCATCAACGTTCAATGTAGCACCTGTCTGAGAACCACCATTGACCAACACTGTGCCGTATGAAGGCTTAGATACTTTGGTGTGTGCAGAGCCTGTGGTTGAATAGATGTCGGAGTTACGATAGGACAACACTGTCTCGTTCCAAGCAACAATACCTTTGATAGTGCCTGTGTGACTCGTGAAGGTGACAGCAGCTTTATCGGCTGGGCTAGATGCCAGCGATGTTGTCAACGTCAGTGTTGCTTGCTTGTATGTATCGTTAAACGACACACCTGCTGTAGCTATAGTGTATGTACCAGTGACACCAGCAATGGTGAATGTAGAGCCTGCAACAGGGGCAGTATAAATGTTAGCAAGCACCAGCGTTGTACCAGTCTGTCCAGACCCCTGTACCTTTGGTTCACCATAGGCAGGAACAAACGAGCTTGAATACTTGTCGTAGCCTTCAATGCGCTTATAGCCACCATCAGTCGATGGCTCAAAGTTCTTCAGCAGACGAGCGCTACCGGGTGCCTGTGTACCGTGTTGCAACGGAGACAAGTTGGAAATGAGTCCACCACGGAACTCAAACGGATAGGTCTGAAGTCCATCAGCCATTAGCGCACCCGATCACCAAAAGCAGAGCTACCACTACCAGATTGGATGATGGCAGTAGAGCGCATGTAAACAAAACGATTGATCAAGATGGTGCGCATACGCTTCAAACCTTCTTCAAACTTACCCTTAGCAATGTTAGCAGCTTGCTCGTTACTACGGAACATATAAGCATGATACATAGCACCGTCAATGATGACATGACGGAATCGCTCTGGAATGGAAGGAACATCTGTAGCACTCGCAAGATCTACAGGAACTTTATAGTATTCGTAGACAAGCTCATAGGCTTGGTCAGGTGGTGGTGTTACACCCCATTGCAAACTTGGTGCTTGAAACACAGCGGAAGGAACTTCACGTTTGGAAGTATTGTCGCCATACTCTTGGTCAACAGCGTTTTCTAAATAGTCGTCATAGTCGACAACACCAAGCTTCACTGTTTCGTTACCGAATGTGGTGCTCTCCTTGATGCGAAAGGTATCGAAGTCAATCGACCCAGCATCAGTAGGGAAAGCATAACGGGTAGTACCTGCTATCAAAGACAATTCAGCAAGTTGATGAT